GTATAGAAACGCACCTGCCGTATTACCAGAGGTCTGGTGATGCTTGACACACTACTTTTCGGTATGATATAGTACACATATGATTAAATTTACAAATTTGCGTTACCGTAACTTTTTGTCTACGGGCGATCACTTTACTGACATTTCTTTAGATCGTGCTAGGTCTACTCTAGTCGTTGGACAAAACGGCGCTGGCAAATCGACAATGCTTGATGCGTTGTCGTTTGCCCTTTTTGGCAAAGCACATCGAAACATCAACAAGGGTCAACTGGTCAACTCGATCAACGGCAAAGCAATGGTCGTCGAGGTCGAGTTTAAAATTGGTCCGTCGAATTATAAGATCGTTCGTGGCGTCAAGCCCAACAAGTTCGAAATCTGGAAAGACGATGTGCTGATCAATCAAGACAGCCACAACAAAGAGTATCAGAAAATTCTTGAGCAGAACATTCTGAAACTAAATCACAAATCATTTCACCAGATTGTGGTGCTCGGCAGTTCATCTTTCATTCCGTTCATGCAACTACCTGCACAGCATCGCCGTGAGGTGATCGAAGACTTGCTTGACATCAACGTGTTCTCTAAGATGAACACCATTCTCAAAGAACGCATCTCTATTCTGCGAGAGCAAGAGCGAGCTAATAAAGTTGCGTTAGAACTGATTGAAGAAAAGATCAAGACGCAACGTGACTATGTTGCTAAACTAGAAAAACTCAGCCGAGAACAGAAGACTGAGCGTCTGAAAGAAATTGCTGTACTGCAAGAGTCTATCACAACTCTTGGTCTGGGACGTGTCTCCGTGTCTGAAGATCAGATGAAGAATCTGAAGAGTCAGATGGATGAGCTAAATAGTAAGATTCGTGAGGTCGAGAAGTTCGACACACAATTCTCTACGAAGCAAAAGGCACTGAACAAAGAGATTAAGTTTTATGAAAATAACTCCACTTGTCCCACCTGTGACCAAGGTATCGAGCCAGAGGTTAAGCAAGCAAAGACTGAAACAGCGGCTAGAAAGTGGGACGAATTCGAAGAAGCCAGACACCAAGCCGCAGCCCAAATCTCCTCACTCTCAGGTCGACATCGAAGTGTAGAAGAAAACATTGCGAAGATTCAAGAGCAGTTGAATCGTGAGTTTGAGATTAACACACAGATCGCACAGGCTCAAAAACGAATCGAGCAGTTACAGCGAGAGGTCGATAAAGTTGAGACCGAGACTGACTCTGTAGAAGATTCACTTTCGCAGTTAGAGATTTACACCAAAGAAGAGCAAGCCCTAACTAAAGACAGACGCCAACTGTCCGAAGAGGGCGCGTACAATACTGTCATTACAGAACTGCTGAAAGATACTGGCATCAAGACCAAGATCATCAAACAGTATTTGCCTGTGATCAACAATCTGGTCAACAAGTATCTGCAAGTGTTGGACTTCTTTGTGTCGTTTCATCTGGACGATACATTCAAAGAATCGATTCGGTCACGTTATCGTGATGACTTTTCTTACGACTCATTCAGTGAGGGTGAGAAACAGCGAATCGATTTGGCTTTGCTGTTTACATGGCGCATGGTCGCTAAGATGAAAAACAGCGTAGCCACGAATCTACTGATTCTTGACGAAACGTTTGATAGTAGTTTGGACGCAGACGGTGTGGATAATCTGTCGAAGATTCTTGAGACACTAGACGAAGACACCTGCGTATTTGTTATTTCACACAAAGGAGAAATGCTAGACGGTAAGTTTGATGAAAAGATCGAATTCGTTAAATCGAAAAACTTTAGTAAAGTCGCTTGACCTCAAGCGCAGAAAAGTGTATAATCTATTGAAATTAACGTGCATAAAAGTGCGAGGATATTATGGAACTAACTGAAAAGACGTTGACTGTTCTGAAGAACTATGCAACGATCAACCCTAACGTTGTCATCAACAACGGCAACGTGATCAAGACGATCTCTGAGGCTAAGAATGTTCTTAGTTCTGCTGAGGTTGATGTAGAATTTCCCAAGCAGGTCGGCATCTATGATCTGAGTGAATTTCTGAGCGTGTTGTCTCTCGTTGACTCGCCTCGCCTGGCGTTCGAAGACAACAACTTTTTGATCAGTGATGGTAGCGGGCGCACTCGTATCAAGTACTTTTACTCTGATATAGATATGCTTACTGTTCCCAGCAAAGACATTGTGATGCCAGAGTGTGAAGTATCGTTTGCTCTGGATCGCGAGACGTTGACTCGTGTGAAGCGAGCGGCATCTGTTCTCGGTCACACTGAGATGTCTCTATCTGTTGTGAACGATGTTCTACAATTGTCTGTGATTGATCAGAACGACAAAACTTCTAACGTGTTCTCTATCGATGTTGATGGTGAATACAAAGATCCTAATTTCAACTTCGTATTCAACATTGCGAACTTGAAGATGGTTGATGATGATTATCGCGTCGATATCTCATCTAAATTGATTTCTCATTTTGTCAATGAGATTAGCGGTATCCAATACTGGGTAGCACTTGAAAAAACTAGCACTTACGGAGAATAATGCTATGGCTAAGAATGAAACGAACGAAAGCGTCGAGCAACTGATGGAACTCGCTAATCGCGTGACCCGCAGTACTGTCGCTGTAATTGATACCGTGACCGGACGTGGTGGTTTTCGCGGTGAAGAACTCTCGACGATTGGTCAGTTGCGAGATCAATCTATTCAACTGATCCAGCTTGTTGAACAAATGCAAGGTGAATCTGGCGAATAAATCTGATATAATGCTCCTATGAAAAAGCTGTGGACTATCTGGAAGTATGCAATCGGTAGTTTCAGTGATGACAAGACTGCTGACTATGATAATCATGTCGCGGTCATCCGAACGCTTGTTGTTGTAATTAATGTGGTATGTGCCTGTATGATTATGGCAAACATCGTTCACAATTGGTAACTTTATTATGGTGCGGAGTAATTTATGTCTAAAGATTTTCTCTGGGTTGAGAAGTATCGTCCTCGCAAGGTAGAAGACACAATTCTACCAAAAAAACTGAAAGATGTTTTTACAAAGATCGTGCAGTCTGGTGAATTGCCCAACATGCTTTTCACCGGCACTGCTGGTCTTGGTAAGACTACCGTAGCACGAGCAATCTGTGACGAACTTGGCTATGACTACATTGTCATCAATGGTTCTGAAGAAGGTAACATCGATACGCTACGTGGCAAAATCAAGCGTTTTGCATCCTCCGTCTCTCTAGGTGGCGATGTTAAGGTCGTCATTCTAGATGAGGCTGATTATCTAAATCCTCAATCGACACAGCCCGCTCTTCGTGGATTCATCGAAGAGTTTTCTGATAACTGTCGATTCATTCTGACTTGCAACTTCAAGAATCGAATCATCGAGCCGCTACACTCTCGGTGTGGCGTGTATGAATTTAATACGACTAAGAAAGAAATGCAGACTCTTTGTGCTGATTTCTTTGTGCGATTGATTCACATCCTTGAGTCTGAGCAAGTCGCATTTAACAAAGACCTACTTGCGCAACTGATTATGAAGTACGCCCCTGACTGGCGGCGTGTGATCAACGAGTGCCAGCGATACTCGATTGGTGGTCAACTAGAATCTACAGTTCTCAACAATGACGCAAGTGGCAACTACGATTCTCTTTTCAAGTCTCTCAAAGACAAAGACTTTAAAAAGATGCGTAGTTGGGTCGCTCAGAACGTAGACGTTGATGTGTCTGCAATCTTTCGTCAAATCTATGACAACATGTACGAGAAAGTGGACGCATCTTCGATTCCACAACTGGTGTTGATTCTTGCTGACTACCAGTACAAGAATGCCTTCGTTGCTGACCACGAGTTGAACATCGTTGCATGTATGACTGAGATCATGGCAAACGTGGAGTTTAAGTGATGAATCCGTTTGACTATGTGACTGCTATTAATCATGGCAAGCAAGACATCATGGACGATGATTTGAAAGAGAAAGCCTATAACTCTTTTCTGACGAATCGATCACTGAGTTATTTTCCTGATACCGTTGCCGCGGCTAACGTTATGAATCAGTTTCACCACTTGGATAACAAGTTACAATTTCATTTTTTACTAAATATAGTAAGAAAGCGAAAGCGATTCTCTAAGTGGGAGAAACAAGAGACTTTCGATGACGTGGAAGCGGTAAAGGAGTATTATGGATACAGCAACGAAAAAGCACGTTCGGCTTTATCCCTCCTTTCACCTGATCAAATTAATGAAATAAGAACAAGGATCTACAAAGGTGGAAGAAAATAGAATTTGGAAACCAGCAGATATGCTGGAAGTGACGTTGAACGAACCTGACGATTTTCTCAAGGTTCGCGAGACTCTGACAAGAATGGGTGTAGCATCTCGACGTGAAAACAAACTGTTTCAGTCATGCCATATCTTGCACAAGCAAGGTCGATACTTTATCGTGCACTTCAAAGAGTTGTTTCTGCTTGACGGCAAGAAGTCTAATCTAGAAGAGGCTGATGTTCTGAGACGAAACACCATCGCTACGTTACTAGCGGATTGGGGACTCGTGCAGATTGTCGATAAGGCTCAGGTAGCAGAGTGTGCGCCACTGCGACAAGTGAAGATCATTTCTCACAAGGATAAAGACCAGTGGGAGTTGTGTCCAAAGTATAACATCGGCAATAAGGCTTGACGCCCGAAGAGCATTATTATAGAATGAAAAAAATTTTCGGCGACAGACTACCCAATCCACACAACGAACCAAAGAAGTTTGAGTTTTACGTGAAGATGTATCGATACTACCATTTTAGTAGAGATGGTAAGAATCACTGGGTTGCCTAATGAAGCGTATCATTATACTAACCCTTTTGCTGGGGGCAAATGCTTATGCGGCAAAACCCAGTATCTTTCAACAGCACATGGATTTGTGTCTTGAAACTATTGAGAGCGAGTGGTATACAAAACGAATACAATTGTCAGAGGTAGAAAAGACTTCTAAGACTAGCCGGCTTGTGGCTTTAAGATGTGAACCACCTGCTTGTGCAAAACCGTTTTCTTGGTTTGGATACGATGTGAAAGACAATGCTTTCTCCACCAAGATTACTAACATGTGGTGTAGCATCAAAGATGGAGAAGAGCCTGTCTTATCAGATTACAGAGATGTGGGCTGGGAATCACCTAGCTCCGAGCAATAGACTCGACCTGACAAGTCTTCTTGCGTGAAAACTTGATTGGTGTTCCTTCTCTGACTTGACGCGAACGAATTCGAAACTCAGTAATTTCTTCAACGTCATACTTGCAGTCTGTTTTGATAGTGTACTTATTACCTTGCTTGTCTTTGATCTGAATTGTGTCTTGAGACGTATCAAACTTAACAATCGGAGTAAGATTGGCAGTGACAACACTCTCATTAGCGAATGAGATTAGCGGTAACATAAGTAGTACGAGGATGATGTTTTTCATATTTGCCTCCAGTCGCCTCACGGCGTAGGTATTGTTACATTTTTATTACACTGTATATACCTTATATATAGGTTTTTGGACTTAGACCATGAAAAAAGATGACAATCTTCTTGTGAAAATCAACAAGGAAGATAAGAAAGAATTTATCGCGCTGTGTAAAGAATTGGATACAAGCGCATCTCGTGAAGTTAGACACTTCATAAAAAATTTTATACAAGAGAACCAAAAGCAAACTTCTCGCGTATAAATAACCGCGTGATGCCTTTATAGGGTCACATATACAACACAACCTTGCTTAATTAATTAGGAGGTACCGTTTATGGTAACTAAAGCATTTACCTTTCCGCGTTCGCATTTTATTGGCTTTGATCACGTTTGGTCTGAGATTGAGCGTCTTTCAGAAATGTCTGACAACAAACTCTATCCGCCTCACAACGTAGTCAAGCATGACGAATCGACGTTTTCAATTGAACTTGCACTGGCTGGTTATAGCAGAGACAACCTAGAAATTGAAGTGAAAGAAGGCAACGCTCTTCTTGTGATTTCTGGCGACAACCGAGTTAGCGAAGACGAAGATAGAGAGTACCTGCATCGTGGAATCTCCGGTAAGAAGTTTACTCGCACCTTTAGACTGTCAGAACATGTTGTTGTTGATGGAGCAGACTTCGTGGACGGATTACTCGTCATTAACTTGAGGGTAGAGGTTCCAGAAGAGAAGCGTCCAAGAAAAATCTCAATCTCTTCTTAAAGGACGTAATACAATGAAAAAGGTACTACTGTTGGCAGGTCTCCTGGCTGCCGCACAAAACACTATTGCTGATGAGTCTTACACTGCAAAGGCAAACGACGAAGGCAAATTCTGCGCACGTATCAAGCAACAGGCTGTTGGAGTTGGCGTTACTTGGCGTACCAAGTGCCGTACACTCGAGGAGTGGCGTGAGCGTGGGTATGAAGTTTCTGACCCTGTCACTCTTGAGCCACTTGACAAGCAGATGCTTGCTCAGGTTGGTTCCAAAGAAGGAGAGGCATGAAAAGAATTTTAGCCCTCGTACTTGCATTGGGTTTATCTGCTAGTGTTAGCGCCAATGATATCGAAGAAGTAAAAGTGTATGCAACAAAGATCGACAACTCAGGCTATACTATGAGAGCCGGTCTGACAAATGTTGCGTTGTTGCACGAATACGACGAAAGACTTGACACTTGGCACTACATTGGCTATACTGATGAATACGGTCAAACTGTAAAAGTTGATGTTGATAAATCTATCAACGAAGCTATTGCAGACGCCGTGAAAACATTCTTCAGTGTCGATTAACTCGATGTATAAATAATAACGGTTTGCGGAGTTCCGTTTAAATAAAACTCCGCCTTATATAAGGAGCTAATTATGATTAGGGCAATTGGAGACTGGGTGAAAGATTTCTTTATGGGTCTTACCCACGCGCAAGCAGGATGGACTACCATCGGAGTTCTCGGCGTTATCGTACTTCTAGCTATTGTATAGGATTTTAATATGATTGAAGGGTACATGCAGGTTGATCTGAACGATCCGCTTGCAGTTAAATATCATGAAGTCGCATTAAAATCTTTTGAGTGCGTATCAGACATTTTCAAAATAAATGTAGTGCAGTGTGTCACACCTGATACGCTTCTCGATCTTCCTTTCTCGGAAGACAAAAGAAGATCCCCTCAAGAAAAAGCTTCCTTGTGTTCTCAATACAGAATGCACAAGCGCATGTCTCAAACGTCTGACGAAAAACCGATGGATCGTTTCTTCATCATGGAGCATGATGCATATCTAAGACCCGATCAACAAGAACTGTTTCGCATGATCATGTCTAAGTGGGAGCAGATGATTACTCTCAACATTGGCATTGCTATGGAATGCTATACGTGTAAGCGCCAGATTTCAAAGCTATTCTGTGAGGCTGTAGAAAACGACAAGAATACCAAAATGACTGGTCCTATGGGTATTCTACATACTGTCACAGATTTTTGGGTAAAAAAGAACAATCTTCAAGTTCGTGCTGTGTATTGGCCGAAGTTAGGCAAAGACAACAAAACTGGCATTTCGAACAATGTAACCAAAGCACATAGAAAGCCTCAAGTTGTTATAGAAGCACCAGTTACTCAATTGATCGATACAAGTCTAGGAACAACAGTGATCGACAGACCAGAGTCTCAAGTAAAAAACTTTTACAATCAGGACACGCATCCTAATTTTCATTTCGTTGATTTGTCGGCAGAGGTTGACAACCCCGACATAACTTTAGTATAATACATACATGAAATTTTATACGAATGTTGTCCGCGCGGGCAACAAAATACTTTATCGTGGTTACGAAAGTGGTTCTCGCGTCGAGCGCAGAATCCCTTACACTCCTACGTTGTTTGTCGAAAGCAATCGCGCCTCTGGTAAGTTCAAAACGTTGTACGGTAAAGCCGTCGAGCCTATGCAGTTCGGCAGTATGTCAGAAGCCTCTGACTTTATGAAGCAGTACGAGAACGTGCCCAACTTCTCCGTACACGGACAGACGAACTACGTCACTCAATTCATCGGCGACACTTTCCCTAACGACATCAAGTTTGATCGTGATCTGATCAACGTACTGACCATCGACATCGAGGTCGCGTCTGATCAAGGCTTTCCTCACCCCAGAGAAGCCGCGCATCCGATCATCTCTATTGCCGCCAAGTCAAATCAATCCAACACCTATTACGTGTGGGGCATGGACGATTACGACGAATCGCTAAACGATTGCGATGTCACCTACTTTCGTTGTGAGAATGAATACAATCTACTCACTGCGTTTCTTGGCTGGTGGCAGGGCAACTGCCCAGACGTGCTGACTGGCTGGAACTCCAAACTCTTTGATATTCCATATCTGGTGCGCCGCACTCAACAAGTTCTCCATGCTGAGGCTGTAAAGAAGTTCTCGCCATGGGGTCTCGTAGACTTTCAAAAAGTAGTTAAGCGTGGCCGCGAGCAAATCACATACAAGATCCAAGGTATCCAAATGTTGGACTACCTTGACCTATTTCAAAAGTTTGGCTATTC